AATCCGTCTACGCTTGTACGTATTTAGTATTACATGACGTTTAATTCATGTCAACTATTGTTAGTAAATCTTAACTTACTGTTTCTTCTACCTTTTTCTTCTTACCACCGATATTATATTTTGTTTCCAATATCCAATCTCCTTTATCCTTATATGATAAAACTTTTATTTGATTCAAAGGTGCTACGTCTTGAATTGAATCGGAACTTACAATACCAACAAGTCCCCAATCAACTAGTAGTTGTGCTATTCTATTTCTTCTTTGTACGTCATTAATAGTTAGGTTTGCATGCTTACCATCAAGTGCAAATAATTCTTTAAAATGAACAATATAATATCTTCCTTGCTTATGCAGTATATGACATGATTGATATATCTTCTTTTCTTTTCTTGATGCAACACCAATTCTTGTTAGAGTTTCTCTGACTTTCAAAAAATCATCAGGTTCACTTAGCAAAATTTCCACCATCTGATCAGATGTCCAGTTCACCTCTGGTTCTTTAACCACACTCATTTCGATCCTCCAGTTTCAAATTTCGATTTTATAAAATTAAGTTGTTCTTTGGAAAGAATTTTTAGAATCTGTTTTGCTTTTTCGTTACTATAACCATAATAACGTTTTACATAATCTAGATCTTTGATCTCATCCTTACGAAGCCAAGGAGAAAATCTTTTCTTAACTCTGAGGGTATTTATAAAAAAGTCATATTGCATCTTCTTTGGTAAGAAATTATACTTATTCATTTCATTTGCAAACATGATTGCATCAAGATGTCCTGAGAAGCAACGATTGATTATATACGGAGGATAATCTTTCTCTATCGAAGGATCTTCATCTATTAAATTTTTCTTTGTTTGGTTAATTGAGTTCAACCAGTCTTTTAGTTCCATCTTCATTATCAAAATAATTTTCACAAGAACAGACAAGATTACGATCTCCGTAAACATTATCGATTCGTGATATCGCTGGCCAAAACTTATTTGTTTGATTGGCGGGATATGCTGCTTCATCACGACTATAATTATACACCCATTCGTCAGAACTTACAACCTTTGCAGTATGAGGTGCGTTTTTCAAGATATCTTTATTCTTATCAATCTCTCTTCGGATACTTACCATTGCTGAACCAAACCTTTCAAGTTCTTCTAATGATTCACTTTCAGTTGGTTCAACCATAACTGTTCCTGTAACTGGCCAAGATAATGTAGGTGCGTGAAAACCATAATCCATCAATCTCTTTGCCACATCTTCTGCACTGATACCATCAAAATATCGAACATCAAATATACATTCGTGTGCCACTCTTCCATTGTTACCTTTATATAATACTTTGAAGAATGGTTCAATACGATGAACTAACCAGTTTGCAGTAAGTAAAGATATTTCACTTGCCTTTCTCAATCCATCAGCACCCATCATACGAATATACATCCAACTGATTGGGAGTATAGATGCACTACCTTGAATTGCTGCTGATACTCGATGATTCATAAAAGGAACAAGATGTTCTGCAACACCGATAGGACCGACACCAGGACCGCCACCACCGTGAGGAATACAAAATGTTTTATGTAAATTCATATGGCATACATCAATACCATATTCACAGGGTTTTGCTAATCCAACTTGAGCATTTAGGTTTGCACCATCAAGATATACTTGTCCACCATTTTCGTGAACAATTTTACAGATGTCTTTGATAGTTGGTTCAAATACACCGTGAGTTGATGGATATGTAATCATAATACAAGACAACTCAAATGTATTCATAATCGCTTTCTTTTCCAAATCTTTCAAATCAATATTACCATCTTCATCACAATTAATAGGAACTATTTTCATACCTGCCATCACTGCTGATGCAGGGTTTGTGCCATGAGCACTTGTAGGAATTAAACATACATTCCTCTTGTAATCACCACGACTTTTGTGGTATTCTTGTATTGCTAAGAGACCTGCATATTCACCCTGTGATCCTGCATTTGGTTGTAATGAAATTTCATCAAATCCTGTAATGTCACACAACCATTCTTTTAAATCAAATATGATTCTTTGATATCCAAGAGTTTGATCTTCTGGTGCAAATGGATGCATATTCGCAAACTCATTCCAACTAACTGGCATCAACTCTGATGCTGCATTTAATTTCATAGTGCAACTACCAAGAGGTATCATACCATTTACTAATGAGAAATCTTTTTGAACTAATTCATTAATATATCTCATCATATTAGTTTCACTCTGATACTTGTTAAATACATCTTGTTGTAACCAAGGTTTTTTTCGAAGAGGGACACTTATCCATTCATACCTTTTTACCATGTCAGTTATCTCAAAAGGAATATCCATATATTGAGAATGAACAATTAATAATATTTCTTCGATTGTCGTGAGTTCATCTAATGATAAAATAGTCCAACCATCTTCGTATCTAACATTAAAATCATTAATTGTATTTTTACCCTTAAATCTTACAGTATCAAATCCTTCTGATTCATCAACTTCTATACCACACCATTTCAATGCTGTTACTAACAATTGTCTATATCTTAATACTCTGGTTGCTATTTTTTTCAGACCTTCCGCACCGTGATAGGCAGCGTAAAAACCTGCCATATTTGCAAGGAGTGCTTGTGCAGTGCATATATTGGATGTTGCTTTGTCTCTTCTTATGTGTTGTTCCCTTGTTTGTAACGCTAATCGTAGTGCTTTATTACCTTGACTATCTACCGACTGCCCTACAATACGTCCAGGAATCTTACGTTTATATTTCTCAGTGGTTGCAAAGAATGCTGCATGAGGTCCTCCAAAACCCATAGGTATCCCAAACCTTTGCATACTACCAACTGCAATATCAAATCCCATCTCTCCTACAGGTTTCATCAATACCTGACATAAAGGATCTACAACTGCAATCTTCATACACTTATATACTTCAGCACATCTGAGTAATCCATCAGGATGGTGTAACTTACCATGATTATTTGGTAATTGAATTATGATTCCAAATGCTAATGATATATCCTTGAGATCTGGAGTCTGATCCAAATCTATTAATTTAATCTCAATACCTAATGGTTTTGCTCTTGTCTTTAATACTGCTAGAGTTTGTGGAAATACTTTACTATCAACTAAAATAATTTTTCTATCAGACTGACCATATGCAAGTATCATTGCCTCTGCTGCTGCAGTTGCTTCATCTAATAAAGATGCATTTGCAACTGGTAATCCAGTAAGTTCTGTAATTAATGTTTGGTAATTAAATAATGCTTCTAATCTACCCTGAGATATTTCTGCCTGATATGGTGTATAAGATGTATACCATGCAGGATTTTCAAATACATTTCTCTGTATCACTGGTGGTGTAATCGTACCATAATATCCTTGACCAATCAATGATCTTTTAACTTTATTTCTTCCTGCTAATTCTTTTAATTCTGTAAGTGCTTCTTGTTCACTACATCCATCTGGTAATTTATTATCACCTCTTAGAAGTATGGAATCTGGAACTATCTGTCTTACAAGTTCATCTATACTTGAAAGACCCAAATCGTTCAACATTTGAGTCTGTTCTTGTTCTGATGGGCCTATGTGTCTAGAGGTAAATTCTGTCATCTATTATCGAATGATTTGAATGTCATCATCTTGAGACCAGAGTTCAACTTTATCTCTGAATCTATTATCTCTTTTCAGAGTTTCATATCTCTTAGTTGCTTTTCTTTTCCACCATGAGATAATATTATCTAGGTGAAATTTATCCCAGTTCTGGCCATGAATTAATTTATCTTGATCTCCACGAATAACTTCACGAACATTACCATAACCATAATCAGATATATAAAATCTTTTCTTTTGTGTCAGACCAAATGCCATTTCAATCACAGAATTAAAGTGTTGTAATTTATTCTCATCTTTCAATGACTTCTTAATACTTGCAATCATTTTAGTTTGCCTCTTCATCTTTTTGGATGATGCTTTGTTATCTGTCAAAGGTGTATTGTTATTAAGCAAAGTAAAACGATCATGTAGTTTATGAAAAACTCTATCATGTAGTAAAGGTAAAAACTTACTCTCTGTCAATCCTTTGTATCTAAAGAATGGTTTTAATCCATCATACTGTGATGCTGATGTAGTAGAACCATAAAGAGATGTAGTTTCAAATAATGCAATATCTTTTTCAAATACTTTATTAAGTGTCTCTCTTGCAAAGTGTGATACACAAAGAAGTGCAAGTAACTTACCACCAAGATAATTATATCCAAAAGGTTGTGATGGAACAATCACAAATCCCATAGCAGTATGACGATTTAGTAAAGAAAGATTTGCAGGTTGACCTAACCACAAGTTTCTTGGTTTTGAGTTGATAGTAGGAGATCCAAAACGTATGAATCCTACAATCTTCTGTGTTCTCTTTTCATATACCATCCAACGTAATTCTCTACCAGGTATATTACTTTCATTGTTGTGTGATGAAACTGCTGCTAGTAAATTCTTATAGTGATCTTGAGGTAATGAGTTTGGAAAACGATCTCCTATAAATCGAATCTCAAACTCCATCTCCTCTGGTGATATATCTTCATTAAAAAACTCATCCTCATGAGACATCAGAGGATTTGTTTTAGGAACAAGTTCCCTTTTAACAAAACGAAGATAATCTTCTATAGAAGTAAAGTTGCCAAAGTAATTAATAAATTCATCAGCAGCCCATGTAGCATCTGCTTCACTTATCAGCATCTATTTCTTTCCAAATGATGTAGTCATCAGGATCAAGATCCTCTAGATATACAACACCGTCATCATTATAATATTCTGGAGTTGGAATAGGCATATAATATCCTTTACCACTATCCCTTCTTTGTCTTTGTGGTGTTGTTATGATATCGATTGTTTCGTCAAACCATCTATTCAAGGATCTTGACATAGCACGATAACCAGATCCAACATAGATCTGACCTGATACTACAGTTATTGTAGCAGCACCCCAAAACCAATAATAGAATCTGGATTTCATTTGTGCTCTAATCTTTTCACGTTTTCTCATAAATTTGTTAGTCATCATGATCCTCCCATGGATCTACTAGATCTTTGTTAGCAAAGAATCCTTTGTATACACCATACCCTGCTAAGAGTATAGTAATTACTGCTATCGATATACCAAAGGTGTAATCTGGATTAAATGTAAAGTGTGGTATGAGTGTTTCATTACACTTTGCAATTTTATCTGGATCACTCCATGTACCAGGTAAAGTGTATATTGGTGGGCAAGCAGAAAAAATCATTTAAAATTCTCCATAAGAATAAGAGCAACCATAACTCCAGAACCTAGGCCTGATAATAGCAGAAAAATGCCAATAAATCCAAATATGTTCATTTGAATTGACATTCCACCATGATTTCAGTTAGTGCTGCTAATAGATTTATCTCCTGATCGGCTACAAATGCTATTTGATATTGGTATTTCGCAATAATTAAAACAGCAGCAGGTATACTATTAGGAACTAGTGTTTCATATAGACTATCATATAAACGACGAAGTAACACGGAAGAATCATTATCTAAATTATCAACCACCCACTTACGAACCTCTGGAAAGTTTTTGTCTTTGAGGTTTCTAATCAAATCATTTACAGAAACATCA